AAGCGCTCGTGCTCGAAGGCGGATTAGACGCGAAGCGCATCGGATTGACCGCGCAGGAGTCGCAATACATCGAGGCGCGCGCATTTCAAATCGCCGACATCGCCAGGATCTTTCGATACCCGGACGTCCTGCTCGGGAGCATGGGCAAGAGCAGCAAGTCCAGCACGTACGCGAGCGCCGAGCAGTTCTTCGAATCGTATACGAAGCACACGCTCCGCCCGTGGGCCGTCCGTATCGAGCAGACCGTACACCGCGACCTCTTGACGACCAAAGAGCAAGCGAAATACTTCGTCAAACACGACTTCTCACAGTTGCTCCGGGCGGACACTGCCGGCCGATACGCCACATATGCGACGGGCATCGCCTCGGGATTCTTGAGTCCGGCCGAAGTTCGTCGCGAAGAAAACAAGTCCTTCGTACCGGGCCTCGATTACTACACACGGCCGTTGAATACGGAAGCCACGGCGGGCGGCGATGCGGCCTCCGTCAAGCCCACGGACGTATCAGGGAAGCTCTACTTCCCGAACGCCGAGGCCGGTCCGGGAGAGCTCGCCGCGCGGGTCGCGCAAGCGATCTTCAAGAAAGAGCAAAAGGCGCTCGTCGGAGGCAAAGGCGACGCGGACGTCTTCTACTCGCACTTTAGTAGCTACGTCGAAGACCTCACCGGCGCGGACGCTGTACGGGTTCACGCATACCTCGAAACGCGCCGCAACGACTCGGACAGATTCTCCGCCGCGTCGCGGGACGCAGCCATCGCGCACCTAACTTCACTCTGCACAAAGGAGCAGTAATGACGCCTCGTCTTCTTCTACTTCAACTCTTCGCGCGCTCGCCTCTGTGGGCGATCAAGCCCGAGGCCGCGTTGCTCGCAATCATGCAAGCGTCCGCATCGGCAGAGCAGCGACTTTCCCCGGAATGGGAAGCCGCGAAGCCCTCCGTAATCACCCGAGCGAAGGGCGATAAAACGGCCATCATCCCGATTCAAGGCGTCCTCACGAAGGACGGGCCGAGTTGGTACGGGAGCAATTACGAGACTATCCAGGCGGCGGCGGAACGTGCGATGTCAGACCCGGACGTCAAGCGCGTCATCCTCCAAGTGGATTCGCCTGGAGGCGAGGTCACCGGACTCCCCGAGACGGCGGCGACGCTCGCGCAGCTTGCGAAGACGAAGCCCGTTCATGCGATGGTCGAGGGCGACTCGGCGAGCGCGGCCTATTGGCTGACGAGCCAAGCCTCCGACATCACAGTTACGCCGAGCGGCTCCGTGGGCTCCGTGGGCGTCCGCATGATGCACGCGGACATCTCGAAGATGCTCGAAGACGCGGGCGTGACCATCACGGAAATGCACGCCGGCGAGTTCAAGACGGAATGGTCACCTTACAAGCCGTTGACGGACGAGGCGAAGGCGGACATGCAATCGCGGCTCGACACGATGCACGCCGACTTCAAGGGCGCAATTGCAACCGGCCGCGGCAACCGCGCAACGGCGGACATCGCAGAACGCCAGTACGGCGGCGGCCGGATGTTCTCGGCGGCGGAGGCGAAGTCTCACGGCCTCGCGGACAACGTCCAGGCGACACGCGACTTTTACAAAGCCGTCCTCCCGGTCGCAGAGGAAACCCCCGCCGTGCCGGCGTTCGGTATCCAGCGGGCGCGCCTCGAAAACGAGTCCCGGAGATTCACAAAGGTTTAGTAGCTGCCCGGCTGAAAGGGGCCGGGTCACCGCGCTAGCTTGCCCTACAACGGGACGGGGAGGCGCTTGCAGCACAAATTCGCACTAAAGAAGGAAGACCCAATGCCGAAGTTATTCGAAATGAAGCAAGAGCGCGAAGCCGCTCTCGCAAAGGCCGAAGCCATCGTTACCGCCGCCGAGTCCGCCAACCGTCAGTTTACGGACGGCGAGCGCGCCGACCTGGACGCGTGCAACGCAACCGTTGACGCTCTCAACCCGCAAATCGCGAGCATCGAGAAGCTCAACACTCTCCGCTCGCTCGCGCCGAAGGGCCAGATCCTCACCGGCGATCCCGGTCGCACCGTGCGGCGCGCCGCGGCGATGAAGACCTTCGCAGCGGAGTACCCGGACGCTTTCCACGCGTACATCACGAGCGGCGGCAAGGACGTTAGCGCGGCGCTGTACGAGGGCTCCAACACGGCCGGCGGTTACGCTGTGCCCATCACGGTTGACGACCAGATCGTTCCGCTCGCTCCGCAGGAGTTCGCGATTCGGCAGCTTGCGACCGTCATCCCAACGACGAATGACATCAAGTTCCCGACGAAGACGGCTTTCGGTACGGTCGCGGCGAAGGCCGAGTCCGGCGCGAGCGCCAACACCTTCGCCGGCACCGCTCCGACGATTGGACAGTTCACTCTGTCCGCGTTCATGGCCGGTGTCTTGAACGCGATCTCATGGGAGCTCGCACAGGACGTGCCGGCGTTCCAGTCGTTCCTCATTCAGGACATGCTCACGGATCAGCAGACGTACGAGGAAGCTCTCTTCGTCTCCGGTACGGGCTCGGGACAGCCGCAGGGAATCGTCGGCAACGTCGGCGCGGGTGTGACGGAAGAGCCGGACACAAACGGCAACCTCGTGACCATCGCCGGTACGCTGGATCTCACCGGCACTCTGAACGCGCAGTATCACGCGAACGCAACTTTCGTGATGACGCGCGCAACCTCCATCATCCTCCGCAAGGCACAGGTCCAGTCGAATCTCTTCGAGCCGGCCTGGACTCGCGTCGGCGGGCAGGACTTCCTCCACGGTTACCCCGTGAAGTACGTCACTGCGATGCCAACCGCGGCGCGCGGTGCGTGCCCGGTGCTGTTCGGGGACTTCAAGGCCGGATACATCATCGGCGACCGTGGCGGCTCGGGTGTAAGCGTCAAGGTCCTGGATCAGCCGCTCGCGGCACAGGGACAGTTGCAGTTGTTGACGTACCGTCGCACTGACGGCCGCGTCCGCCGCTCGGAAGCAATCCAGTCCTACAACGTCGCAGCGAGCTAACCGGCCGCTCGACGTAACGGGGTAACAGCAAAGAGAGCGCGGGGGTTTTCGAACCTCCCACCGGGGACCCTCGCGCCGTCTTTGTCCGCCGAAACCGCAAAGGAAGAGCCATGTCGCTGCAAGTCACAACGCCGCCCACCGCCGAGCCAATAACGCTCGATGAAGTCAAAGCCCGGTTGCGGCTTACGACATCGAACGACGACACGACAATCCTCCAGCAAATCACGGCCGCGCGCGAGTACGCCGAAAAGTTGACGGGCCTCTCACTCGCCGCGAAGTCGTACCTCCAAACGATGGACCGCTTCCCACACCCGTACGACCCGATTCGGTTGATGCGGCCGCCGCTCCTGTCTGTTACGAGCGTTACGTACCTGGACTGCACATTGACATCGCAGACATGGGACCCGTCCGAGTATTACGTCGCCGCGAATAACGTCCCGGCGCTCATCGTCCCGAAGCCCGGCATTGTCTACCCGGACACCGGCCGCGTCCCCGGCGCTGTCGCCGTCGCCTTCCTTACGGGCGCGGACTGTCCCGAGATGTTGAAAGAGGGAATCCGCCAACTCACCGTTCACATATACGAACATCCCGACGCCGTGACCTCCGAAGGATTGAAAGAGGCCCCGCTCGCGTTGACGGCGTTCTTCAACTCGAAAAAGGTTTACAGCTTCTAATGCGCGCACATACAGCAAACGACCTTCGGGACATCGGGAACCTCGTCGCCGCGGACGGATCGACGGCCATCGCGACGGGTGTTGCGTGTGGCGTGTCGGATCTCAACGGCCGCCGTCTTGAGCAAGCACAACTCATCGCGTCCGAAACGTCGCACATGATTCTCTTTCGCGCCGCCGACGTCGCCGCACTGCCGGACTCCGGGTACGTCCAGGTTGACGGGTTGCTGTACGTCGTGGACTACCGGCAAGACCCGCGCCGGCCGCGCGCCGGGATGTGGACGGAAATTTTCTGTCACGTTGAAAGGGCGGGCCAATGAACCTCGCGGCGATCATCGCGCTACTTACAGCGCAAACCGGCATATCCGCGCTTCTCGGGGACCGCATCTTCGAGTACGAGCTTCCCCGCGGATATGTGCTCCCGGCCGCCGCCGTCCACACGTACGGCGCGGCGCAAGACTACGACTTCAACGGCCCGATTGACATCGGCGAGCATCAAGTCCAAATCGACGTCTACGGGAAGACCGCCGCCGAGCTCGCCGCCGCAAAGACGGCCGTCCGCGACTTCTTCAAGGCGTACACGGGAACACTCACGGACGGGACGGTCGTACAGGCCGTCTACCTCGAACGCGAGATGGATATGCCATTCCTCCCGAACGCGGACACAAAAGGAATTGCTAACCGGTCAATTCTCGGCTTCCGAGTGGTTAGCAAGTAGCACAAACCAACGCGGCCCGGCCGCAAAAGGAGAAACAAGCAATGGCAGTTATCGGCCACGGCTCAACATTCGGACTCCAGACGGCAGTAGGTCCGCCGCCTGTCTACTCAAACATCGCAGGGGTTACGAGTATCGACCTCGGCTCTTCCAAAGTCGATACGCCGGACACGACGGCGATGGACTCACCCGGAAATTTCAAGCAGTTCATTGCGGGACTCGAAGATCCCGGCGAAATCTCCGCGAAGTTCAACGTCATTCCCGGCGACACAA